CACAGGCACATTATTAATATAAACATTGCCTGAATGATACACATCATCAATTTTTCCACCACCTGCTATATATGGCATAACTTTTCCTATTATCTCATTGCGATGCCAGTAGTTCCACTAAGGTACTGATCTGCGGCATCTTTCTTGCTGGCACTGATTGCCATAACATGACTTTTATTTAATGTAATAAATTCATCACTACCTAACAACATCCAGGGAATCATTCCCAATCCGCCCTGTGGACTCATTGTCAATGACAATGGGCGATGAATTTTAATAACATCATCTGTTTCGCTTTCAAACTTAGCAATAAGTTCATCGCTATTGATTAATTTTAAACTGACCACGTCACCCTGTTGGTAACCTTTATTGAGAATTAACATAATTTCCTTCGTTATCTACTTCTTGCCAACTATAATCTCCTAACCATTTTACACCAGCTATATAGTCGTAATTTGCTGGCTTACCTGTACTCCAATCTGTGGGACTGTGACTAGTTAGTATAGTACATTTATGCCTCGTATCATAGACCAGATAATATATTTGACCATGTGATATTTGAAAATCATACTTGGCTGCATGAACAGCATCTGTGATTTCTAGTCTACGTTTAATTTGATTAGCCTGTTTCTGTAGAACACTGACCATTTCCATAATTCTATCATATTCTTGTTGAGCGTGCATTCTTGCAACATTTAACATTACATCTTTCTGTTTTTCAACAGGAACTAATTCAAATTTAGGACCACTAGATTCTGTAGGGTACGGAGTTATATTTTTATTGAAGAAGGGTACAATCATACCTCCTACTTCTACATCATAACTATCGCGCCCGTCAGCAGAATTAGAGTCAATCTTCGCCAATTAATTTTTCCAATAATTTGTAATGATCATAGGCCTTTTTAAGGGCCGCGTGTTTTTCTAATTTTTCTGGACTTGGTTCATCAAGTATAGCAAGTCTATCTTGTATTTTGTCTAAAATATTACCAATATTTTTACCATTAACTATCAGATCACCTTTCACTTCCATATTAGGGGATATTGTATTAAAACCCGCAGTGGTGTTAGTAGTCCAAACAGGATTACTTCCATTACTATAGATATACGATCCATTAGTGGCTCCGGAACCTAAAGTAGTGCCAGAATTTATAGTTACACCTTGACCTTGATATTGACCTACATTAAACAAACTTGAATATGGCAAAGAAGATATATCAGCCTGAGGTAGTCCTTCGTCCGTAGCTTCATCCATTTCTTCTTCTGGATCTTCCCAGCGAAATTCAGAGGCTTTAATATTTTTTAATGCTTCGGCAAGAGTTTTATTTTCCATAAATCACTCTGCTGTTTGTTCAAAATATTTTTTTAATTCTGTAAATCCGCCAATCAACTTGCCATCGAGAATAATTTGCGGAACTGTACGTGCAGTTGGAATTTCTTCTAGTAATTCTTCTTTACTCCATCCATCTCCAATCTTACGTTCTTCAAATGGAATAGCTCTTTGGCCAAGTAAGGCTTTGGCTTGATCACAATAGGGGCAGTGGTACTTTGACCATACGATTGCTTTAGGCATTTTTATTATTCTCCTTATAGGTCTGGTAATTCTTCATAGCTAACTGAATCACTCATTACACCAATTACATAATTAGTAGATTCAGTTTCCTGTAGTGCACTTTGTTTCTTTCCAATGTTTACATGTTTATTAAACCATGGGATAGGGCTTTGTTTAGGATGGTCTGCTAGATATTTGATTCCAATATCTTTGAGACGAGTAAACGCTGTGTAGTCAACAAAGTTTTTAAGTATCTCAGCATTTAAGCCGATGACCACTCCTTTGCTGAACAAATAATCAGCCCAGTCTTTTTCTTCTTGGATAACTTCCATGTACATACTGTAGACTTCTTCTTTGCATTCGTTAACTAGATCAGCAAAGTCTGGATCATCTTTGATCACTGTATTAATCAACCAGGCAGTCCATTCTGTGTGTAGTAACTCGTCCTGTAAGATAAGACTGATAATATTTCCGTTGCCAATATAGATTTTATTTTCTACCATGGCAAGTGAGGTTGCAAAGGATACCATGAACCGGAAGGCTTCGAGAGCGTAGGAGGCATGTAAAGCAAGCCATATGGCTCGTTTATGATTACGCAATGGAACTTTTTCGCCCAACTCTTTACGACAGTTGAGAATATGTAAGTCCTCATAGTAACGACCAATATTAGCGGCCATATTAACGATTTCAGCCGTATCATGAATCTTATTAAATTCGTCTTTAGGTACATTATAAACATTCCTTATGATATGGCTGTAAGATTTACTGTGAATAGCAGTTTCAAAGAAACTCCAATTACACACCAGTGCTTCTAATTCTGGAATACTGATCACTGGTCCAAATACCTGTGCAGGTGCACGACCTTGAATACTGTCTAATGCAGTTTGTCTAAGTAGATTGCTGGTAAAGATATGTTTAATAGCTTCAGTGGCTTCCTTGTGATCCATCTTATCTTTGGTCAAAGATATTTCTTCAGGTACCCAGAAAAATCCACGAGCTAGTGATTCAAAGTTTTGTAGTTTATTGTACTTGACTTCCTCGAATCGTTGTACAGTTACAGGACCTTCTGGATCCAAAAACATTTTACGTTTGAGATAGTTTGTTTGTTTACTTAAATTGTATTGTTGTTTGCTCATTTCATTTATGCTTCCTTATTCTTATGTTTGCAGTTATCGTTGTGTGCCCTTGTTATTGCACTTTTATGGGTCGTAACTCCACAGTGAATACAAGTTTTTTTATTATTTTTTATAGCATTCCTTAAATTCTCTTGATGAATACTGCTTCTAACATATCCCTTTAATTTTGATATTGGTTTAACATACGTATCTAACTTATCTACGTAAGTATATCTTATCTGTTTTCCTTTACAATGACCAAATCGTCCTTCTGCGGTATATTTTACATTTGAAGGACTTGTCCCTAATTCATTTGCACAATCGGTAATAGAATCGTACTCTTTGAAAAATTTACCATCAAGTTCATACGCATAAATTTTAATTTTCTTTGCCTCTATGATTGCTGCCTGTGACGCTAAAATTTTTTCTAAACTATCTCCTGTATGTTTTTTTCCTAACATTCCCTTTGGATGTCCGTTTTCTTTTAACCAACTTTTTGTTTGCTCAGACATTGCTAATGCCATTCTTCTTCTAATCCACCCAAATAGTTTATTGTTTATTCTGGCATCGGTATGATGGTTAGTCATCATTTGAACTGCATACACTAATCCTCTATGTCCAGGATTTAATTTTACTAACAACTGATGAGCAAGAAAATGTTCTTCAGGTGTTAATATTGCTAAATTTTCTTTAGCATCAGTTCCTCCCAAGCATCTTGGAATAATATGATGTTTTTCAATATATCCTTCTAGTACTCGATTTTTACTTCGTTCAATTAATAATTCGTAGTGTTTTTTGTAATTCATAATATTATTTATCAATTAGGCAATAATAACTACTATTTTCTAATTGACTACAATTTACACGACTCACAATCTAAATCATCCTCATATACTGTAACAGGTTCCACTGTAACTAATCTATCACTTTGAGTGGTTAGTACATGTTTTGCTCCAACTTTGTCCACAAGTGAATAATACAGTGTCTTCAGACCCCACTTGTAGGCCAACATTAAATTCTTAGCAATCAATGTACCAGGTACTTTACCATCAGCAAAGTGCTTAGGTGAATAGAATGTATTGGTGCTGAGACTTTGATCAACATACGCGGCCAACACACAGGCTGTTTTGAGATAACCAATACAGTCAGTTTGTTCCCACATCAATTGATAACGATTTTTTAATCTCTTGTACTCCGGCACAACCTGTACAAATGAACCTGCCTTACTTTCTTTGATGCTAATAAGCTCCATAGGCATTTCAATGCCATTGGTTGAGTTCATTACTACACTAGATGATTCTACAGGTGCCACTGCCATAAGTGTAGCATTACGAACTCCATATTTTTTCATACGAGCACGTAAAGGCTCCCAGTCTAGGCTAGGTGTAAAGTCAGTAAGTTCATTAACACCTGCGCTTCTGCGTTCCCAGGGGAATATTCCTTGGCCATAGTAAGTGTATTCACTTCGCTTACATGCACCACGTTCTTGTGCTAGTTCAACTGTAGCCTCTG